AATCGTATAAAAAATAGAGAAAGACAAAGTGATGAAATAAGAAATACGATAAAAGAAATTAATTTATTAAAACAAGAGTTATACGAAATTAAAAGTTTATTAAAAGAGGTACTTAAAAAATAAAAAATGACAGCAAGAACAGTTGCTACCACAGATACACTTGAAACGTTTAGAACAACGTTTAATAGTTTATCACAAACAGATATTGGTGATCCAGCTACGTTAACAACTACAGCTACAAGTATTGTAGGGGCCATTAATGAAATAGATTCACTTGTATCGTCTGCTGGATCATTTACATTAAGAGATGAAAGTTCTACAACACAGACAATTTTAACAGGCGATACATTAAATATTGTAGGCAGTTCAGGTATCACAGCTATAGTGTCCGCTACAGATACATTAACAATTGCTTTAGAAAGTAATATATCTCAAAACCTTTACATAGACATATATGGTGCAAAATATAACGCTGATGCTTCAAATGCTTATCATACAATTGTGACAACTGTTGCTACTAAAACAACGGCACACATATATTATGGAATAGGTTCAGCATATGGTTATGTTTTAGATGACGTTGAAAGTCCTTTTTTAAATTTTAAAGTAGGAAACACATATAGATTTGATCAGTCAGCAGCATCAAACTCAGGACACCCATTAAGATTTTATTATGATGTAAATAAAACAACACAATATTCTACAGGAGTAACAACAAGTGGAACACCAGGTAGTGCTGGCGCTTACACTCAAATAGTTGTGTCTGAAACAACGCCAAATATATTATATTATCAGTGTTCATCACATGCAAATATGGGTAGTAGAGCTGATTTAGATACTTCTAATTTTATAAGTCCTACTTTTACAAGCACTACCGGAACAACGATAAGTTTTGCTTCAAATGCCTTTGCAATTGCTCAGGCGGTGGCATTAGGTTAACTATAAAATGATTATAAATAGTAAAAAGGAAAACTAAAAAATGGCTAACGATTTCAAAAGATTTGCAATATCAAGCGTAAACACATCATCAGGTGCTTCGGCTTCAGCAGTATATACAGTGCCTTCTTCAGGTTCAGCGATGGAATCAATTATTATCGGAATTACATTAGCAAATAAAACATCAACTGGTGTTACTGCTTCAGTATTTTTAGATAATTTTTCAGGTTCTAACGACGTATTTATTGTAAAAGACGCAACAATACCAGCAGGTTCTTCATTAGAAGTAATGGCAGGAAATAAAATTGTTGTACAAGGCGATGGCACAACTAATGATGTAATCAGAGTTTCAAGCGGAACAGCATCCGCCGTTGACGCTATAGTTTCGGTATTGGAAGACGTATAATTTATTAGAGAGGAATAAAAATTAATGGCATATATTGGACAAAACCCAATTGACGCATTTAGAGGTTTAGCAAGTTACGATACTTTTACCGGTGATGGCTCCACTACAACTTTTGATTTATCGCAAGTAGCTCCTGACGGTGGCCAAAATGATATAACTGTTGTGGTCAACAACGTTATACAAGAACCAGGTGTTTCTAAATCTTACACTTTAGGTGTGGATGATAATGGTAATTATAAAAGAGTTACTTTTAATACAGCACCTGAAGCCGCTGACGAAATATATGTCATAAATCCAGGCAGAACAACGTCTGTATTACAAGTTACAAATAATTCTATAATAACAAGCATGTTACAAGATGACGTTGTAACCACAGCAAAAATTGATGACAGTGCAATTACCACAGCAAAAATTAATGACAGTGCAATTACTACAGCTAAAATTCTTGATGGTACAATTACTGCAGGAGATTTAAATGCAACATTAGATTTATCTTCAAAAACAATTACTTTACCAGCAAGCGTATCGGGATTAGGAACAGGAATAACAAACGCACAATTAGCAGGGTCAATTGCTAATAATAAACTAGCCAATTCAAGCATTACTATAAACGGTACATCTATATCTTTAGGAAGTAGCGGAACAATTGTTGCAGGCACATCATGGCAAACAGTTAAAACTTCAGGATTTACGGCTATAGCAGGTGAAGGTTATTTTTGTAATACAACAAGTGCTGCTTTTACGGCAACTTTACCAGCTTCAGCTACAAGAGGTGATGAAGTCAGTTTTATAGATTACGCAGGAACTTTTGATACAAATAATTTAACTATTGGAAGAAACAGTCATAAGATACAAGGAGCATCAGAAGATTTAACCGTATCAACTGAAAGAGCTGGATTTACTTTAGTGTATGTAGATTCAACACAAGGTTGGTTATTAAAAAATAAATAGATAATATATGGCATACATAGGACTATCACCACAATACGGAGCGTTTGAGAAACAAACTCTTACAGCAGACAGCTCTACAACTACGTTTACGCTAAATTACACTGTAGGCTCATCTTCTTCTATACTTGTTTCAGTGGCCGGCGTACATCAAGAACCAGAGGTTGCTTATAATTTAGGAAGTGGCGGCACACAAATAGTTTTTACAGCGGCACCTACAACAGGTGACACTGTATTTGTAATATTTCTAGGTGTGGCCTTTGAAGTAGCAACATTAGGCACAGGCGCTATAACAAGCCAAACAGCACTTACAACTGGAGTTGAAGGTGCTGATACTTTATTAATTTTTGATGATTCAGCAAGCTCATTAAAGAAAATTACACTTGATAATTTAATTACAGGTCAGACAGAATTGGCCGCTTCTGCTGCTGATGATGATGTATTTTTAATCTACGATACATCTGCCACAGAAATTAAAAAAATTCAAAAATCAAATATTGCTGCAACTTTAACATATTCTAGCGGCACAGCAACAGGAAATGGCGCAACAACAGGATTTGCAATTAATGCAGGTCGATCAGTAAACAATGTTCTTGTATTTGTAAATGGTATATGTTTAACACCAACTGACGACTATACAATAGCAAGCACAACTTTAACATTTACAACAGCACCATCAGCAGGAGCCGAGATAACATTTAGATATTTACCTATTTAGGATAAAATATGGGAACAAGAACAAGAGGACTTGCTAATAATATCTTAACAGGTGGTACAATAGATGCTACCGATGGTTTATCAGGTGCAATTCCCTCATCAAACATAAACAATAACTCAGTATCAGCAGTTACATCAATGCCTGCTTCTGTTGGCGATTTTATTCAATCTGTTGCTTCAGACCCATCGCCAGCAACAGTGGGTGATGTTTGGTATAACAATGCTACTTATGCTTTTAAACTAGCATCAGTTACAACTGCTGGAACTTGGGCAAGTGGTGGAAATATGAATACTGCTAGATATTTTCCAGCAGGAGCAGGTACACAAACAGCAGTTTTAGCGTTTGGTGGACAACCTGGTTCTGGTAGAACAGGAGCAACAGAATCTTATAATGGTACATCTTGGACGATTTCACCTTTCAGTTTAAATACAGCAGTTTCTCATGCTGCAGGATTTGGAACACAAACTGCTGCTATTAATACAGGTGGTATTAATAATGCACTTTCTAATGTTACGACTACAGAATCTTGGAATGGAACAAGTTGGACTACAAACCCAACAGGTTTAGGCACAGCTAAAGAATTAATGGGATCAGCAGGTACACAAACGGCTGGTATTATATATGGAGGATATTTAAGAGCTCCTAATACAAGAACAAATGCTACAGAACTTTGGAATGGATCAAGTTTTAGTAGTTCTCCAGGTACTTTAAATACGGCTAGATATGGAGGAATGTCCGCTGGAATACAAACAGCAGCATTATACTCTGGTGGTGATAGTGGACCTCCTCCAAAAGCAACTAATTCAGAATCTTGGAATGGAACAGTTTGGACAACAACTCCAACTATAAACACAGGTAGAGATGGTGGTGGATCTTCAGGAACTCAAACACTAGCTTTAATATTTGGAGGAGATCCAGCAGCACCTACAGGAGCTACAGAACTTTGGAATGGAACAAGTTGGACAACTAATCCTAATAGTTTAACAACTGCAAGAGCTGGTTTTGCTAGGGGCATAACAGGTACTCAAACAGCTGGTTTAGCTTTTGGTGCTGAAAGTGTAGCCACAGAAGAATTTACAGGCCCAGGCGTAGCAACAACTCAAACCATAACAACAAGTTAATAAATAAAATTATGGGTACAATTACAAGAAGCATAGCAAATAACATAGTTACAGGTGGTAAAATAGATGGTACAGACGGCCTGAATGGTGTTATACCTGCAAGTAATATAAATAACAATTCTTTTTCAAGTATTACAGCATTATCACCAAGTTTAGGATTGACTATTACTTCTGTTGCATCAGATCCACCAGCTCCATCAGAAGGCCAGATGTGGTATAATACAACCACGAGTGCTTTAAAAGGATATCAGTCTGTGGTTACTAATTCTTGGGCTAGTGGTGGTAATGTTAATACTGCTAGATATTTTAATGCAGGTCTGCAGGTAGGGACACAAACAGCAGCATTAATTTTTGGTGGATTTCCTGGACCTGTAAATACTGCTTCAGAATCTTATAATGGAACAAGTTGGACAAATACTCCAAATTTAGCTTCTGGTAAATCAGCTATAACTGGATTTGGAACACAAACTGCTGCATTAGGAGCAGGAGGAACTCCAGCTCCTGGAACAACTACTGTACAATCTTGGAATGGATCAAGTTGGACTATAGGCACTTCCATGGGAACAGCAAGATATGGTGCATTATCAGCTGGAATTCAAACAGCTGGTTTAGTTTTTGGTTCTGCTTATGGATCTAATACTGTTACAGAAGAATGGGATGGAACAAGTTGGACAACAGGTGGAAGTGTAAACACAACACCTGTATCTGGTGGAGGTAGTGCTGGAATTCAAACGGCGGCAATACTTTTTGGTGGTGGTGGACCTCCTATGCTTAATAGAACAGAATATTATAATGGTACAAGTTGGACAACAGTGCCTGGTACTTTAAATACATCAAGAGGAGCTCATATTGGTGGGGCAGGAACTCAAACATCTGCTTTAGCTTTTGGTGGAGATACAAATGTATTTACAGCAACACCGGCAACAGAACTGTGGAATGGATCAACATGGACTTCTAATCCAACTGGACTTGCAACAGCTAGAAGTAGATTGGCTGGAAATGGAACACAGGCAGCAGCTTTAGCATCTACAGGATTTAATAATACTACTCAAGTTGCAAACACAGAGGAATGGACAGGAACAGCTCTTGCAACAAGAACAATAACGGTATCATAAAATGGGAACTATAACAAGAAATTTTGCTAATAATGTACTTTCAGGTGGAGCAATAGACGCCACTGATGGTATTGACGGTGTTATACCTTCAAGTAATATAACAAATAGTTCCGTCACTAATATAACGGCCCTACCAGCTGCTGTTGGAGAAACTATTGAATCTATTGCAAGCGATCCAGAATCTCTATCAGAAGGCCAGATGTGGTATAATAGTACTTCTGCTATTTTGAAGGTGAGATCAGTTACAACTGCTGGAACTTTTGCTTCTGGTGGAAATCTTAATACAGCTAAACATGGGGGAGCAACTGCGGGTACTCAAACAGCAGCTTTATATGCTGCTGGTCAGTCTCCAGGATTATTAAATCAAACAGAATTATATAATGGTACAAGTTGGACTTCTAATCCTGCAACTTTAAATACAGCGAGAACTCAAACAACTGGATTTGGAACTCAAACAGCAGCACTTGTAGTTTTAGGTTATGTAGGAGGTGCACCTTATAATTTAGCTACTGAAAAATGGAATGGTACATCTTGGACAGCTTTTCCAACAACTAACACTGCAAGAACACAAGCAGCATCTGCTGGAGCAGATAGTAATTCTGGTTTAGCTTTTGGAGGATGGGGACCACCTTTACAATCCGCTTCTGAATCTTGGAATGGTTCTACTTGGACTAATACACCTTCTTTAAATACAGCTAGAGCAAACTTATCTGGTTTAGGAACACAAACCGCAGCTTTAGCTTTAGGTGGATCAACACCAGCTGGTGCTGGTTCTCAAACTGCAACAGAATCTTGGAATGGTTCAAGTTGGACATCTGTAAATTCCTTAAATACATCAAGAGGAGGATTAGGCACTTCTGGTACTCAAACTTTAGGTTTAGCTTTTGGTGGTTATAACCCTGGATATTTTTCATCTACAGAATTATGGAATGGAACAAGTTGGACTTCTAACCCTACAGGATTATCTACTGCAAGAACAACTAAAGGAAGTCCAGCTGGAAGTCAAACTGTTGCTTTAGCATCTGGTGGTGTTGGAGCAGCTTCATATACAGCAGCCACAGAAGAATGGACAGGTCCAGGCGTAGCACAAACTAAAACCATAACGGTATCATAATGGCCAACTACACAGTAATACAATGAAAAAAAAATATATATTAAAATATTTAAATAGGAGAAACCATGACTACTTATAAAGGTATACAAGGTTTTGCTGTTCAATCAGTTGTGTCAGATCCATCTACATTAGACGAGACACAAGTTTGGTATAACAATGCTACTTATGCTTTTAAGTTGGCAAGTGCTACGACTGTTGGAACTTTTGCTAGTGGTGGGAATTTAAATACTGGAAGATTACTTTTAGCAGGTTTTGGAACGCAAACTGCAGCAGTAGCGGCAGGAGGATATTCAGCTCCAGATAATGATACTCCAGCAACAGAATTATATAACGGAACAGCTTGGACTAATAATCCAACAGGTCTTGGTAATGGTAGACGAGAAATGCCTGGAGTAGGAACACAAACTGCTGGTTTGGTTTTTGGTGGTTTTATAGATGCCCCAGCTCCTGTTGTTGGAAAACAAGTTGTTACAGAATCATGGAATGGTTCAACTTGGTCTCCTGTAAATTCAATGAATACTGCAAGAAATCTTTTAGGTGGATTTGGTATACAAACAGCTGCTGTAGCAATTGGAGGTTTAGCAACTCCAGAAACTCCTGCTTCAACAGTAACAGAAACTTGGAATGGAACAAGTTGGACAACTAATCCTACAGGATTAAATACTGGAAGAAGACTAATGGGAGCAGCAGGCATACAAACTGCAGGACTTGCATTTGGAGGAGATAGATTTCCTCCACCTGCAGCAACAATTACAGTAACTAATGCAACAGAATCTTGGAATGGATCCGTTTGGACAAATGTAAATTCAATGAATACTTCTAGATTTAATTTAGCAGGTGCAGGTACTCTAACAGCTGCTGTAGCTATAGGAGGAGCACCTGGTCCTGGTGCTATTACAGGAGCTACTGAAACTTGGAATGGAACAAGTTGGACTTCTAATCCAAATAGCTTATCTACACCAAGAGGAGGATTAAGTGGTCAAACTTCTGGAACACAAACATTAGGAATTGTTTTTGGTGGAGAAACTCCTCCAATTTCTACAGCCACAGAAGAATTCACAGGCCCAGGTTCCCCAGTAACAAAAACCATAACAATTTCATAATATATAATGATGAAAAACCATATTATAAATAATAATAATTAATAAGGAGAAAAAATGGCTTACAAATACTGTGTAGCAGAATGTTGGGGAAAAGGATTTATCACTCATGGTGATTCATCTAAATTCCAAGTTTCTGGATTCCCAGGTAATGTTTGGCAAATACCAGCAAACAGTCAAGACGCAAACCTTTGGGTCTATAAAGTTGCAGGTACTTTTAAAACAAAAGCAGAAGCACAAGCTATAGTGGATGAACAAGTTGCAATAGCTCAAGCAGCGTGGGACGCTTTACCTGAAGAACAAAAACAATTACCAATGAATAAACAACGACCAACTGATATTGTTTTAGAGTAAAATTTTTATGACAACGTATTATGGATTGTTTGGACAAAAAGTCCAGTATCTAGCATCCGATCCATCTGACGTTCAAGTTGGCCAGGTGTGGTATAATTATACGTCTGCTACTTTGAAGGTAAGAGCGGTATCTACTGCTGGTACTTTTGCAAGTGGTGGAAATTTAAATAATGGAAGAGGTGGAATTGGAACTTCTAAAAATGGAACTCAAACAGCAACTATTGGAGCAGGTGGTAGTAGTCCTGTTATTTATTATGGAACAAATTCAGAATCTTATAATGGTTCTTCTTGGACAACAACTTCAGGTCTTAATACAGGAAGAGATACTTTAGGTGGAGCAGGAACTCAAACATCTGCTTTGGTATTTGGTGGAAATTTAAATCCTGTAACAACAGCTACAGAATCTTGGAATGGAAGTAGTTGGACATCTGTTAATTCTATGAATGGGCCAGCTAGACTCGGAGTATGTGGTACAGGAACACAAACAGCAGCACTTGGTGCAGGAGGATATGCAAGTGGTGTTTCTAATCAATTACAATTATGGAATGGAAGTAGTTGGACAACTAGTACAAGTATGGGCACATCTAGATATAATGCTGGTACTTTTGGTATACAAACAGCTGCTATAACTGCAGGAGGTGGAATAAATCCATCTGGCGGAACAACAGCAACTACTGAATCTTGGAATGGAAGTAGTTGGACAGCTATTGCAAGTATAAACACATCAAGATCTTCAAATGGTGGAGCTGGAACTCAAACAGCAGGAATAATAATGGGTGGATATATTGGTGGATCACCGAGTGTAACTTCTGCAACAGAATTATACAATGGTACTTCTTGGACAAACAATCCAACAGGACTTGGAACACCTAGAGCAACTACGCAACAAGCTTCTGGTTCACAAACATCAGCATTAACTTTTGGTGGAGGAAGTCCTGGCAATGCAACCGAAGAATGGACAGGCCCAGGCGTAGCAGAAACTAAAACAGTAACGGTAACATAATGGTTAATTACACAGGAATACAAGGACAGAATATTTTAATCGTAAGCTCGGATCCATCTAATCCGATCGAGGGCCAGATTTGGTATAATTCAACATCAAATACTTTGAAAGGATATACTTTAGGAACAGCATCTTGGGCAACAGCTGCAAATTTACCTTCAGGAATTGGTAGTGGTGGAGCATCAGGAACAGCTACTGCAGCTTTATCTTTTGGTGGAAATGCTACCGTGCCAGCTACAGGTTCTGTTGCAACAAATAGTTTTAATGGAACGTCTTGGACGTCTTATCCAAATATGAATAGATCACCATCATTTAATGCATTCGGTTTAAGAGGAACAGGAGCTAGCACATCAACTTTAGCTTCTGGTGGAGGAGACAATGTAACTAATGCTGAATCATTTAATGGATCAAGTTGGACTAATCAAACAGCCATGCCTGTTGGTATAAGAGGAGGAGGTTCTTTTGGAACTTCAATAAGTGCTGCTGTAAGATTTGCTGGATTGACTAATCCTGGTAACACACCACAACCTTATGCATATCATTATAATGGATCAAGTTGGACACAAGGAGGTGCAATGACTAATGTTAGTGTTTCTTATACTGGAACAGGTCCTTCTACCGCTGGGTTAGCTTCGGGTGGTTCTGGAACACTAGTTGAAGCTTATAATGGATCAATTTGGACAACTAAATCTAGTATGCCACTTTCAAAAAATACACCTGGTATGTCTGGAAATTCATCTAATGCACTTGCGTTTGGTGGAGATTCAAGTCCTAATGCGGGACTTCTTTGGAATGGAACAAGTTGGGCAACTGATGCAACTATGGTAACTGCTAGAAGTGATTCACAAATGAATGTAAGTAATGCTCCTTATACCACAGGACTTTATATTGGTGGTTTTTATCCAGCAAGTTCTGGTTATAATAATGTTGAAAATTATACAGGTGCAGCATTAACAACAAAAACAATAACAACTTCTTAACACTTTACATTTAATCTATAATACATTATATAACTATCATTGACAGGTCAATAAAAATATTATATAATAAGTGTTATAAATAAATATGTAAATGGCATATAATATGCTATATAATGAATTAAGGATCATTTTAAATGGATGAAGAAAATAAAACACAAAAACGTGATATAAAAGAATTAATACAACAAGAAGAAACTCATCTTAATAATCTACTTGAACCAAATGATTTAAAATCATTTAAAGGTATGGTTGATGAACTTCGTGATACTTGGACTAAAAAACAAATATTTAGAACAGAAACAGAAGCTAGATTCTCTGTGCTTCAAGATAATCGTTATCCAAATAAAGCTGCTAAGTATTGGCAGTGTGTAAGAGAACAAAGTGTATTTTTAGAAAATTTAATGTCATTATCTTTTGATTATAGAAGAAACGAAGCAAAGATTAAATGGCTTACTAAAAAATTAGAAACTGAAAAGGATGAATATAAATTAGAGTGTTTTAAAATAGATTTAGATGAAAAGATTTATGCAAAAGCTAATATGGAATCTGTTGCAAAAGATCGTATGAGAGAAATTAATATGTGGTCTAAATTAAAAAAAGAATTTAATGATGGAACATTTAATGATAAAGATGTAAACCAACACCAACTAGAAACTTATCATCAAGTATATTTAAATAAAGCAAAAACAATTACACCTGGTACATCAGAAGCTGAGGTATTTAATATTGTAGGTCAACTTGAAAGTCTTGAGAGAATTCAAAAGACTGGAGAATTAAAATACGAAAAAAAAGAACAATTACAATACGGCAAAGATACAAATAAATAATTTTTTTAAATATATTTTGTTATGAATAAGAAAATATTTTTTCTTTTAGCTCTTCCTCGCTCTGGTAATACATTGTTTGGTTCGATTATGAATCAAAATCCAAATATTGCTGTCACTGCAAATTCAATCACATTAGAAATAATGAAAGATATATTTTTATTAAAAAAAACTGATGTCTTTCAAAACTATCCAGATCATAAATCATTAGATAATGTTTTATCTACTGTTTATTCTTCGTATTATAAAGACTGGCCTTATCAATACATTATAGATCGTGGGCCTGTAATGACACCAGGTAATTTAATGTTAATAAAACAACATTTAGGTCAACCTATTAAATGTATAATTATTTGGCGAGATTTATTAGATGTTTTAGCATCATATATTAAATGGTTTGAAAAAGAACCAACGGCTTTTCCAAACAAATATGGTAAAAAAAATATAGAAGAAAAATTATGGATGTTAATGAATAAAGATGGTGCAATTGCTAAAGATTTAATAGCAATACAAAATGCACTCAAACCTGAAAACAAACCTATGTGTCATTTTCTAAAGTATGATGAATTAGTAAATGATACAAAAAATCAAATTAATAAAATATACGACTTTTTAGAAATACCGTATTTTAATCACAATTTTCAAAAATTAAATCAGTTTAGTGTAAACGGTATGAATTATGATGATAGAATTGTAGGAAATAAAATGCACACTATAAGAGAGGAGATTAGAAAGGAAATAAATCCTTATCGAGTGATGATACCTGAAAGTATCATACGAGCTTATGGACATATTGTTTTATGAAAATTTTAATATTTGGACTGCCAGGATCAGGTAAAACTACATTTGCTAAAAAATTAGTGAAGAATAAAAAAATACCACATTTTAATGCTGATGATATTAGAAAATTATTTGAAGATTGGGACTTTACAGAAAACGGTAGAAAAAGACAGGCCAATCGTATGATGATTATGTGTGATTTGGTGCCTAAACACGTTGTTGTAGATTTTGTTTGCCCTTACGAATCTTATAGATCATTTTATAATATAACCATTTTTATGGACACTATAAATAAAGGTGTATTTGAAGATACAAATAAAGTATTTGAGCGACCAAAAAAAGCGACTTATACCATAACAAATTTTGATTACGACAATATTATAGATGAAATAAATGATAGATTATAAAAAACCCACAGCACAAATGTTAGGCCGATGGCAGCCTTTTCATAAAGGCCATTTTGAATTATTTAAAAAAATACTGAAAAAAACAGGCCAGGTTTGCATTATGGTAAGAGATCAGGAAATAACAGAATTAAATCCTTATAATTTTGAACAGATTAAAGAAAATATAGAAAAGGCTTTGATTGACTTTAAAGGTAAATATGATATAATAAAAGTACCGAATATAACTAATATTTGTTATGGTAGAGGTGTAGGTTATAAAATAGAAGAAATAGTATTACCTAAAGAAATACAAAATATATCGGCAGCTAAAATAAGACAAGGACTTGTGAAAAATGAATTTTAATTTTACTTTTTTAGGACAATCTATATTAAGATATGAAACACCTTTAGATATATTTGTAGCTATTAATTCAATTTACGAACAAAAGTTTAATCAATTAGAACCAGCAAATCGTCAGTTGGTTGGTAAAATTAAAGATGAACATTCTTTGTTTTATGATGGAGAAGATGAGTCTAAAATGAAAAGGCATAAAGAATTACCTAGAAATATTTTAGATTGGTTTATGCAAATGTTTCATCACTATTTAGAATTTAATCATATAAGACAATATCAGACACACCTTAATTCAATTTGGGTCAATGAAATGAAGGCCAATGAATATAATCCTGTACACGTTCATCAAGGTAATCTATTTACAGGCTTATCTTCTGTGATGATTTTAAAATTACCAAACACTTATGGTGTAGAATATTCATCAGAAAATACTCCACAAAATGGAAAATTACAAATATTAGGTGCAGCTAATGGTCAATTTGCAAAAGTGGATTACGAACCACCAATGAAGTTAAGAGACTTTTATGTATTTCCTTATGACATGAGACATTGTGTTTATCCGTTTAATGGAACAAATGATACAAGAAGAACGTTAGCAGCTAATTGTGATGTTCTTTATAACCCAATAATTAATAGAGGAGCACAATGATTATTACAGAACCAAGGTGGAAATCTTTAATTGTAGAGACTACAACTCCATTATTTACACCAGAACAATGCCAATTGATTATAAACGCAGGTCGATCCGAACCAAAAGAAATGGGTCAGGTTGGTGGAGGCTCTGGTGGTACAGTAGATACAAAAACACGAACATCACACATCAGTTGGATACCATTTAATAAAATGCCTGAAATGTATAAGACATTAGAAACTATAATGAATAAAACAAATGGAAATCATTTTGGTTTTGAAGGTATGCAAATAACTGAACCTGCTCAATATACAGAATATCCTGAAGGAGGATTTTATGATTGGCATATAGATTCAGATGTTAATTGTATAAATGAACCACCTGTCAGAAAAATATCTATGACTTGTTTATTATCACACGAGTCTGAATTTGAAGGTGGTGGATTAGAATTAATGTCAGAAGGAAAAATTGCTCGACCAAAACAAGGTCAAGCCATTTTCTTTGCTTCATTTATAAGACATAGAGTGGTTCCAATTATACGAGGGGTTAGAAAATCACTTGTAATGTGGTTTGGAGGCACGCCATTTAAATGATGAATAGAGAATTATATTTTGCTACTCCTATTTATGTTCAAGATGTTGGCACACCAGAATTAAATGCTCATTTAGAAAAAAATATTATTAATTGGGCAAATTCTGATAAAGGTATTGTCAGAACAAACATGAATGGTTGGCATAGTCAAACAAATATGCATGAAAAACCAGAATATAAAGCTTTGGTTGATTTATTATTTTCAGCTCAATTACACATTTATAAAGAAGAATTATTAGATAATGAGCCACATTTAGGAAATATGTGGGCAAATATTAATCCTCCTGGTGGATTTAATCGACCTCACACACATCCTAATTCATTATGGTCTGGTGTATATTATGTAAAAGCTTCTAAAAACAGTGGTCATTTAAAAATTGAAGATCCTAAACCATGTAGTTTAATATCACGACCAAGAAGAAAAGAAGGACAATTACAAAGTTATTTATGGAATGAAGTTCATTTTGAACCTGTTGCAGGTCGTTTAATAATGTTTCCTGCTTGGTTAAATCATTGTGTAGACCCTAATCAATCAAATGATATAAGAATATCAGTTAGTTTTAATTTTTTACAGAAAGGAATGTTTGTATGAGTTTTAATTTAAAGAAGTATCAAGTTATAAAATCTGCCATATCTTATGATTTAGCTAATTTTATATTTAATTATTTTTTATTAAAAAGAGATGCTGTTGATTTTATGTATAATAATAATTTTGTCGCTGAAACATCTTTATTAGGTACAAGAAAAGATCAACAAGTGCCAGGTGTTTATTCTCATTATGCCGACTTTTGTATGGAAACTTTATTAATGAAAGTTTTACCAATTATGACACAACAAACTGGTTTAAATTTAGTGCCTACTTATTCATATGCTCGTATATATGAAAAAGGTTCTATATTAAAAAGACACAAAGATCGACCATCTTGTGAAATATCTACTACATTAAATTTAGGTGGTGACCCATGGCCAATCTTTATTGATCCAACAGGAAGTAATAATGTAATAGATGAGTATAAAAATATTATGAAACCTAACGCACCTGCTGGCGTAAAAGTAGATTTATCTCCTGGTGATATGTTAGTTTATTCTGGTTGTGATTTAGAACATTGGCGAGAACCTTTTGAAGGTAATATATGTGCTCAAGTTTTTTTACATTATAATCATTTGAATGGTCAATTTGCTGAGAACAATAAATTTGATAAAAGACCAATGTTAGGTATACCACCATTTAGAGTATAATCTCATATAAATAAAAGAAAAGGAAAATCATGGCAGATATAATCATTGACGGTGTAAGTTATAAAGAAGAAAATTTAAGTTCATATTTAAAAAATATAATTATAGCAAGACAAGAAATACAACAAAGTAGAGCACGACATACAATTGAAATTGAAAAGATTGATGTATTGACTTCTTATTATAACGACAAAATTAAAGAAGAAATAGCAAAAATAAATAAGTAAATAAATGGCAGCAATTGCAAACCTTACGATACAACAAGGCGCTACATTTAGTTCAGATGTAACTGTTACAACAGATGCTGGCGCTGTATTTGATTTAACAGGCCATAATTCTTTTGCTCAGTTATCAAAAGGTTTTGCAAGCACACAAGATCGCACTACATTTACAACTTCAAATAACA